AGATAATCGTGACCGACGTTATTGTCGAAGCAGACGCTCAGTGCTTCCTGTAGGATTGACGGAATACCATCCTGCGTATGTTGCTTGTCGTCACCGTCGATAATCTGAATAGACTGCATGATGGCATTATAGACTGCCTTGTCCTTACAGAATTTCTCAGTCTCCTCAAGCAACCACTTCTCGTTCACATCTAGATTTTCATCCAGTTGCGTCAACTTTTCGTTGATATTTTTGAATTCGTTTTCATTAATATTACGATCGTTCTGCACAGATATTTCGATTGCCTCAACGGTCGGTAGAGAGTTATACTTCTCTACAAAATCTTGGACATAACGAAAGATCTTCTGCTCAGAAGAATCATGGAAATATTCTTTCCGCAAGAAAGGAATGACCTTTCTCGTATAGTCTTCATCCGAAAACAATTTACTCAGGATAATCGTCTCGATCTTCTGCAAGTTTCAGTTCCTCTACTTCATCATATTCATATGCGATTCTCTCGCAACACGGTTCACACACATAGATCTCATACTCAAGACCTTCATCGATGCCATGCAGGCAGATGGCGGGATCGTTCTTTTTCAGAACGACCCCACACTGATCACAAGTTTTCGTATTCTTCTGAAACATCTTCATCAGATACGTCCACATTATCACCCTCCATCATTTGTCCACCTGCCATGCGATAGCGACCCTCAACCCACTCGCTGAATGTCGGATCGGTAAGAACTGGCATCCAGAATTCCTTGGTGTAAGTATCATTCAGACGATACTTCTTTTCCTCACCAACCTTCTGATACCAACCGTTCGACGGTTTAATAACGTGACCAGATTCCAGAGCAATGTCTAGCAGACCAGACCACTTACTGATACCACCTTCGAAGGTAACTTCGATCGGGATCTTTGACTTCTCGCGAACGTAACGAGACTTCTCGACGTTGATGATAAAGTTATACCCAACTACCTCAGTACCAGACTTCTCTTGCTGGCGACCAATGATGAAGATGTTATCTGCGGAATAGTAGATACCAGTTCCGCCCGACACGATTGCCTTGGGGAACATACCAATTTCCATGTAAGTATGATTGACCACGACCATAGGAATATCCTTGATAGTAAGGTGCGGTGTGATCATACGGAACAGCGACTTCATCTGCTTGGCGCGAGTCATATCTGCAACAGACTTACCGTCCAGAGCATCATCAACTTCCTTCTTAGACGCCAAGTTACCAACAGAGTCAACAACAATCATGACGTTATCGCCACGTTCGAACTGGTTGATCTGTTGCATGACATCATGCTTCAACTGCTCAATGTCAGTGATTGGTGTGTGAATTACATAGTCAGTATTAATTCCAAAGTTCTCGAAGTATGATTGTGGCGCACCAAACTCTGAGTCATAGAACAGAATAGCACCATCAGGATACTTAGTTTGGAAACTCTTAACCAACATCATAGCAAACGCTGTCTTGAAGTGCTTCGACGGACCAGCAAAGACAGTTAGACCAGGAGTCAAACCACCATCCAGTTTACCAGACAGGGCAACATTCAACGCAGGAACTGATGTCTGGATCAGATCCTTCGTACTGAACAACTTACTCTTAGAGAGAACGTTAGTCTCTTTAATCGTGCTGTTCTTTTTAATCTTATCAATTAGTGCATTACTCATCCAAATAAATCCTCCAGTGTTGCGGTCTCTTCGGTTTTCCAACCAAGACCTTCAATAATTTGTTTAATTGGTTCCAAGAAACTCTTCTCGAACATTGTATTATAATCTATATACTTATGAATGTCAAGTTCTTTTGGAATCTTTCCGATAAAAGCGATACAATTTTCACGGATATGATTGGGTTCCTTCAAATATAGGAACTTAATCTTCTCGCCTTCTTGGATTACTTCATGTGTTTTATCTAGATTATTCTTACGCAGCAGGTGGTTATACATCAACGCACCTCGAACATGCATCGGTGTTCCTTTAGCATAGATATCTGCAGTAGAAGTATACTTTAGTAGTCCATTAACACCACGAGGGAATGCGATTTCCTCTGGTTCAAACTTGTTAAACAACATACGAGTATGTTGAATGAATCCCTGCAGAGTTTTCTCATCTGTGGTCAGCGCCAACCTCACTGCTTCTTTGAGGCTCTCGCGGACAGGCGCTGGAGTAGAGGAACGAACAATCTCAAGACCCATGACTTTGAGTTTGGGATCTTTATATCGAACACCTTCGTTATCGTAGACGTTGAGTGCATACCTTTTCTTCGCAACCCATAGACCACGTTCCGCGATTGCCTCACGTTTGAATATAATTTTCTTTTGAAATGCGTTCGTGTAGTCTGCAAGTTGATCACAACTCTTGTTGATTGCCTCTGTGATTTTCTCTTCGCAGATTTTATCGAGAACGCCAATGAGTTTGTCGCGGTCCATACCAGGATAAAACTTACTAACAAGAGGCTCCAGGGAAATATAGCAAGAGTCAGTATCAGAGTAGAAAGAGTAGTCATATCCATTTGTGCCAACAACCTTATTGAGATATTCGTTTAATGCTTCGCCAACCTTACGAATGATATACTGACCAGTCATCGTGATCCCCTCAGCAATTCGCGCATCATAATAACGGAAGTATTCATTACCCCACGCACCGAACAGTGAGTTCAACTGAATCTTTCTTGCCATCTGGAAGTTGTTATACTTTGAGATGTCATTCCGCAGTTTGGGATTCTTCGTTTCTTCATACTCTTTCTGTGCGGCAATCATCAGTTTCTTGTATCGCTGACGATCGTCGAAGAACTTCTGAACAATTTCAGGGAACTTACCTTGCTTGTCTCGAGTATAACAGTAACCATTAGCAGTCATGGTATAGTCATTATCATTTAGATCGGAAAGATCGTATCGATTTTCCAACAACCCGTTTACCGTGGTATCTTTAACAGCACCTTGCACAAAAGTTTCAGGCGACTGGTTATACTGCATAATAATTGATGGATACAGCGAGGTAGCGTCAAAGGAAACCACCCAGTCATACTGTCCAGGTATGGGTTGCTTTACAAACGCACCTTCAATCGAACGTCCCTTTGATTCCTTCTTCTGAGGAATCTGAATCTTCTGATTGTGCAGATGATTGTAAATAATACAATCCCAAGTGCGAACCTGAGAGAAAACATCATTGAAGTTACACTTAGCATCGTATGCCATCGTAAGAATCAGTTCAACCAACTTCATCTTATGCTCAAGAGCATCAACAATCTCAACGTCTCTAACGTTATACTCTACAAACTTTTGCCAATCCTTGGTGTAGAACTCACGGAAAGTCTCGTATGGATTATCCATCTTCTTAAGACCAAGTTCTACCTCACCAATATAATCGAGTTTATAACTTTCCCGACGAACATAGGTAAACTTCTTGTAGAGATCGATGTAATCAATGATTGCGACACCAGTAATATCATACGAGATATGCTCGCGACCCATGATAGTCATGTTCTTACGACGAACAAGACCCCATGGCGAGAACTTCTTTTTCATTGTGTTATCTTCTTCGGTACAGAACAAACGTTCAACACGAGAGATTAGATATGCAATATCGAACAGGTCGCAGTTCCAACCTGTGATAATGTCAGGATAATTGTCACTATACCAACGAAGGAAAGTTTCAATCAAGTCGCGTTCATTATCGCACTTGACATAAAGAAACTTGTTACCCTGCTCGCGGAGTTTGACAATCTCATCGCACTTGTCATCAAATTCGCCACAACCGAATGTGATAATCTGTCGTGTAATAAGATTCTTAACCGTGAGCAGGAGAACTTCTTCGATAGGATTGTGCACATCAGGAAACCCATGTTCCGATGACGTTTCAATATCGATAGTCTGAATATTAAGTTGAGAAATATCCCACTGAATTTCCCCAGGATAAGTATGAGTAATATACTGATACCCATAGTTTGTCTGACCATAGATCGGGAAGTTGTCTACCTGCCCATAGGTCTGAACAAATTCTTTTGCTTCATTGTTATCTGAGAACTGCACAGGTTGCAGATCTTCCCCGAACAGAGACTTATATTCGCTCGGTTCTTTCGACTTGACATACAGAGTTGGAGAAAACTCTGCTCGCTTGGTGAAGCGCACACCATTATGTATTCCTCGAGTTAAAATCTTGGAACCATATTGGTGTGCGCATGTGTAAAACTTCATAAAAATCCCTCATCATTCAAACTAATATACTATAAAACATAACAAAAGTAAAGGGATTTTAACGTAACTTGTATCCAATCTTTGCTTCAAGTTGTTCGACAGTTGTCTTTTCAATCTGCGACTTAGGAACAAGATTGTTTACCGTATAAGCGATAGTGCTACCATCTCTCAGGAACACAACTTTATACAGCATATCAGGTACAGGAACCTGTGCCTTGCCCAGTTTAGTTGGGTTTGCTGAATATGTTGCGCCAGTAACAACCCATTTAAATGGAAGGTCACGAACCTGATCTTCAAGTAGACGCCATGCCACACGATTAACCGAAGGCAACTGAGGAGTCATGTTGGTCATCAGGAAGGTGTCTGACATTTCATTTGGATCGTCAGCATTTGCTGCTGGTACCATGTGACCACGGTCGTAACCAGTGTTGGTGTAATCGGCAGGAGTCGGTGAGTCAGCGATGCGCTTGTCAGCACGGAAGTCATCGGTGCGTGGAGTCTTCTTAACTCTTTCCTGTGCAATTTCTGTCGACAAAATATTTGCATTGCGATCGTCATTGTATACGATTGCATAGAAAGAATTGCAAAGAACCTTAGTATTTGGAACTACGATCTCCTTACCATTCGGATAGAACTGATCGCAGGAGGAAGCATTAGCAGTAGTCGGCAGAGCGAATAGAAATAGAGCAGCGATTAAGTTCTTCATAGGATAATTTTACTTTCTGGAACGACTAGACCAGAACCAAGACGTGAATTATATTCATTCAACATATCAGTTTCAGGATCAAAGATTGAAATTACAGCACCAGAACGAATAGGAACAATGCTGTCTTTGGCGAACGGACAATAAGGTGCAAGTCCAATACCAAATTGATTTTGTCCATTTGGTACCATCATAATTTGCAGGGGTTTCTTCAGGACAAGGAGTCCTGCGTCTTCGAGTTCTTCGGAGACATCTGCGATAATGTCTTCACCCGAAATAAGTTTTACGATTTTAATATTGAACATACTTTATACTTTCATAATTAAAGAGTTAAAAAAGAAGCACGAATCATCGATTTGCTCCTAGTAATTGAGAGGATAGATTTACCAAGTTTGGATAAAAAGTTGCAAAAACTTCTCTTACTTCATCAGCATTTGCAATTTGCTCGTACGGATCGAGAGGTAATTGTTTTTCATTGAAGATTCCGAATGCCAGTTTCTTCTCATTTTCATACTAAGTGTGCCGCCATCGAAGTCAATTCATCATATTCAA